AATTGGTGCCGGTCTCTTCGGTCTCGGGGCAGTGCTTGGAGGCACCCAAAAACCTCGTATGGCTGGGGAAGGGCCGAGCCCTAAAGGAGAGATGCCTCCTGGGACTACTTATATAGACGCTAATGGGGAGATAAAGGTCTGGGGAGGACCTGATTACGGCCCACAAAGCGTTGCAGCGTGGGAAAAGATGACCGGCCAACGTGCTACTGGTTTAGATCAAGCTCAAACCAAAGGTACTCTTCCTCCTGTTCAAAAAGCTCCTCCTCTTGAGGTCCCCCCTGCGCCTCCGCTTCCGCCGCCGACTAATTTCCCTGACGCTTCTGAAAAAGCTCAGCAGACTATAGATCCAAACTTACAGGCTGTTCTTGATATCCTCAAGGGTCAAACTTCATCTGAGTCGATTAACGCACTCGAGGAAGCTCGGCTTGATCGACTGCTCCGTGCTCAGCAAGCTCTCTCCGAACAGAGCTACCAGAAAGGTTTGGAGATTTCCCGCCGTCAAGCTGAACTTGAACGGCTGAGGCAGTGGGGTGCGGTTGAACAAACCCGAATCGCAGCTAATCTAGCTAATACAGGCCTTGTGGCTCAAGCTATGTCACTTGCTGCTACGCCTAACGTCAGCGTTATGGACGCCATGACGAAGGGAACTCAGGCTGCTCTTGCTCCTTTCCAGTTTAAACTGGGTGTACGGGGTTAAATAAAATGGCAGTTCCGATCTTAGCAGCTGCAGTAGGTGGTTTAGCTTCCGGTTTCGCGGGAAGTCTCTTTGGCGGCGGCGGCGGCGGAGGCGGAGGCGGTGGAGGCGGTGGCGGGGCTGCCAGCCCTGATTACGGCGGTCAAGCTGCACTTTACCTTGCACAGCTGAGTCCTTATAACACTCGGCTCACGACTGCAGCTCAAGAGCTTTCCACCATGCAAGCTCCTTATTTAGGGGGTATTGCAGCTCAGCAACAGGTTTTGGGTCAAGGTCAGTACGACATCTTTGACGCCGCTAAGCAAAAAGATCTCGCTGAGTCGAATCTTCGTTTAGGTATCGCGCAGGCTTACTCGTTAGGTGCTGCTGATACTCTCCTCAAAGACGCTCAAAACCGGCAGACGCTTGAGCTGATGGGTGCTCAAACCCAGTCGGACATCGCTAAAGCGTATGCAAATGCTGCTTACGGTTTGCAAAATTCAATTCTGTCTGGCGAGCAAGCTCTGCAGCAGCCCACTGCGACTGGTTTAGCAAGTGCTGGTCTTAGCGCTCTTCAGTCGAAGAACCAGTTAGCTCAGAATCTGGCGACTACTAACCTCAACCTGCGCTCCATGGAAGCTGACACGCAAAACAAACTTGCGTTGCTCCGTGGCGATGTTGAAGGTAAATTAGCGCTTAAGCGTTTCGAAGCCGGATTAGCGGGAGCTACTCACGGCGCTCTTGCATGATTAAATCGACAATTGGTGACTCGACCACGGTTGCTTCCTGGTTGGCTTCGCTCGAAAAGTCGCAGAAGGACGCGTTCGTTTTCTACGCGAAGAACTCGACCAGCGACGTTGAAGCGTATATGTACGCCCGGTTCCTTACACCGGGTTATGCAGGAAGCATCGCAGACCTTACAGCGTGGGTTCAGGAGAAGTACCCGAAGAGCGACCTTCGCAAGGTACTCCTTCGTGAAATCGACGATCTTCAGGTCGATGTTGGATCATGCCACGGCAGCAACCAAAATTTCTGCGTTACAGAAGGAACTTCGCTCGCACATCCAAACCGTTCGTCAGATCAGTGACGGTCTAGATCGTCGAGGTCTTTTGCTGGCGGGAGCTGACCGCTGTCTCCGTGAGTTGGTTAACACGTTTGACGGCCAGCCCGCTATCCAGGCTTTGCTCGAAGATTCGTCGCTTCTTGTCTGGTCGACTTTGGAGCGGGAAGAGAAGTCTTAATCGACTTCCTTAAGTTTGCTAGTGATGGACCTCAGCGGGCACCTGAAGATGCCGTTGAACGCATCATTAACACCGAGTGCCATCACGAGTTGCTGGTCCTCGACGTAGGCACCAAAAGGAAGGATACATGCCGGTTGGAACGAAACCGGATGACCGTATTCGTTTGTCCAACAGATAAGTCGATCGTGCAGGGAACCGGAGAAGAGAGGTTCCGGGATCGTGTGGGTGATCCGGGTGAAGTCTTTATCAATGACGTAAGCACTGAGGTGGTAAAGGAGGTAATGATTTCCATCCTGCTTTCGAGCCATATGCTTCCAGTGATAAAACACCAGATACCCTGAGCCGATATCGATCGGGGGAAGCGAGTTGAAGGTAGCGGTGTCCCCAGTGACGGAATTTAAAACATCACTATTGATCTCAATAGCTTTGCTTTTTTCGCACTCGATGAGGAGAGGGCGAGTCGAATAGAGACAACGGAGTTCATCATGGTGCGAGAAGAAGCACCAGTTTTTCTCCGTTTTATCTTTTTCGTGATTACCCCCGATGGGAGGGATCGTTGCGCTTACCGCTTCGAGCTCCTCGTTGATGTGACAAACAATGACCTTGGGTTTGTCGAAGAAGCGCAGACCACCCTTTTCGTACTTACTTGCGTAAGTCGAAGCGACGAACTGTACATACATCTCCCCGTCGGGACCTTCGAAAAGTCGAGGATCTTCGTAGCTCAGACGGTGTTTTCCAGGACGCAGAAGCTTTGTCCCGAGAATCGTGTTGTCCTCAGCCAGCACACCGATGTAAATATCCGTGGGCTGATTGTTGAGATAGAAGTACTTCATGTCCCAGCGGAAACCAAATGCTTCCGGTTGGGAGCGCCACGCGATGTACGTAGTCCCCTTGTGCCGAAGAATGCTGGGACTGAAGTTCGCGACGGAATGCTCAGGGTTGCCCCGAGTAATTCGCGTAAAGCGACCGTTTAGTTTCTCAGCCTGTGCGTAGACATCAGGGATACCTTCGACATCCTTTTTAATAGGATGGAGCACATAGCTGTGCTTATGGTAGTAACGAAGATGCTGCATGATCACTTAGTGAGGTCAACAACGGCTTGGGAGAAACCTGCTGCCACCGATTCCCATCGATACTCAGGTCGTTGGGTCACGGCGAAGCAAGCATCGGCTACTTCTGCGTAAAGAGCCTTGTCGGCATAAAGCTGGGAGAGAAGGTTCGCAGCGTGGCTCGTATTAATCAAGCCACGTTCAACACTAAGGTCTTTATCAATAATCCAGGTTGCTACATCGATCAGCATGCCAGCACCGTCCCACAAATCCATGCAGGAGGTGTGACACGGTTGAACTTGAGGTTTGCGGCAAGCTGCATGCTCAAACGCAACTAGACCCCAACCTTCACCATTAGTGGTATTAAGTCCAACGTCAGCTGCGTTGTAGATCTTGTTCAGTAGCTCATCCGGAGGAGCCGCGATGTAGTTGATATCCGTAGAGGTCAACACCAAACGGTTGGTTGGATCAAGCCCACGGAGCTTCATCTCCCTTTCGAACAAGGGGATAATTTCCCAACCCATGTCCTTAGCCCCCATATGGAGGTAGAGCATGGTGTCAGGTTTGTCTTGCGCAAACTCCGCGAAGGCTTTGATCGTCAGGTCGATCTGTTTGCGAGGCTGGTTCCTATTTGCGTTCAGGACAATGAACTTGTCCAAAGGCAGGCTTAACGCTTTCCGCGCTTCCTCCCTTGGCATGGGATTGAACTTGGATAGGTCAACCCCATGTGGGAGAACGCCCATGCGACTAGGAGAGATACCATGTGAAAGGATGCGGTTTGCTTGTTGTACGGTAAATGTAATAGCTAGGTCCCAATGGGGGATATGCCGAAGCATTTCGTTAGGATAGCGCTCGCTGTCCGTGGGGAAGTACGCCACGAACTTAAAGTTGTTTTTCTCTTTCAGGAAATGGATTCGTTCCCACACCTGATTAACGACCCAAATGTCGTTTAGACAGATAAAAACGTCAGGTTTTTCCTTGTTAAAGATCTCGACTAATCGAGGTAGACCGAACCGATCCGCACAGTGCAGGTTCGAGGCAGGGTAGATCTTGTAGTCATACTCGTGAGGATCACCGTTGTAGTTGATGCCTATAACAGCAACTTCGTGCTCCTTACTTAGGTGGGCCAGGACACTATGTGTTACACGACCAAATCCAGTGTTGGAACAAGCGTCTCCGTACCAAAGGATTTTTGCCACTCTGACTTGAATCGAGATAGAGTTAATATAGCAATAGTGTCAACTTAGTGATATGCCTAGCCGTGAAACATTTGCCTACAGACGCGGTGCGCAAATGCGTGCGGTTCGTGCAACTGAGCAAACTACAGATGCACTAGATTCTATCTATGGTAGAGCGTCTAATGACTTCCATACGTTCTGTACTATTTTAGATAAAGCCCCAGCAAAGCACATGCTGGAGTGGCACCAGCACTTGATTACAGGGGAGTCCAATAAGTACCTACTAGATATTGCTGGCCCCAACTTGGACATTCTGGCTCCTCGTGGCAGTGCGAAGTCCACCGTCCTAAACCTGTTTACCGCGTGGATTATCGGTCGTCACACCACAGCTAAGCGACCGCTTCAGATCATTTATTGCTCGTACAACATCGCGACTGCCATTCCGAAAAGTCGGATTATTAAGCAGATCATCGACTCTCCCGAGTACCGCAAGGTCTTCCCGCGTGTTCAGCTCAGGTCGGGTATGCAATCGGATATCGGTTGGTCAATCGACTTTGATTACGCTGGTATCCCACGCCTGGGTGACGAGGAATTCACCCTTCGTGCCGCTGGTCTGAGGGGCTCGATTACGTCGAAACGCGCCCACCTCGTGATCGTGGATGACCCTATTAAGTCGAGTGCGGACATCAAAAACCCCGCGATTCGGGAGGAGATGAACACTAACTGGTCCTCCGTTATCAGCCCGATTATCTTTGAAGGTGGTCGAGCTATTTGCCTGGGAACCCGATTCCACCCCTTGGACATCCATAAGACAATGTTCGCTCCTGAGAAGGGTTGGAAGCAGGTCACACAGGAAGCAATCACTTACGGGGACCACGGTGAGCCTGTCAGCTACTGGCCTGAGCAGTGGTCCTC